CGGCACCACGCGCACCGAAGTTGGTGTAGCAGGGCAGGCCGCTCATGTGCCTCGGGTCGGTGATGGTGCGTACCAGCGGGGACGTTACCGCCAGTTCGAGGTCGCGCTTCACCTCCATCCCGCGCAGGATCATGTTGCGATTGTATTCGTCCTCGCCGCCGACCACGTCCACGACGCGGAGCGTGTTCGATACCCCGACTGTACGGGCGATAATCTGGCAGACGTTGTTGAGCCTGATCGGCTTGATCACCGCCTGCATGACGGCGGTAAAGCCCTCGGGTTGGGCATTATCTGCGGCCGGGTTGAGTTCCTGCACGATCCATTCGGTCAGGACTTGTTTGGAGCCTACTCGCGAGCATGACGATACCAGCGGTGTTTCGTCGGGATCGATGCGATAAATGATATCCGCGAGGTCTTCGCGGACGCCAACTGCTGCAGTCTCGATATAAGTGCCTGCGGGAGCGGCTCCCTGTGCGGGAACGGCCATGGTCTACTCCATTGCTTAGCACGGCGCGGTGCGCCTGGTGCCGGCTGAACCAAAATTGCTGGTTCGCAATGGAGCGACTGGAGGTCTGCTCGGGCGTTTACCGCTTGGTCTTGCGACTGCGGTGCGTGCCGGCGACCAACTTGGTCATCCTCGCGACTACACGGCCCGATCGTTGCTTGGTGGCGATGCCACTGCCCTCGACCGACGAGGACACGCTATAGGGCGTAGCTACGTGCCGTCAATACCGTCCGTTGCTGCTGCCGTTGGCATTGGAGCGGCGGGCGCTGAGCAGGGCGGCGGCATTGCGGGCATTGGGGCGTGCCTCGAACGCCTGTTCGGCCTGTTGCACCTGGGCGGCGGCGGCGGGTGGTGGGCGCACGCCACGCACCTGTGCGGTCTGCACCGGCTGCGGTGCCCTGGTCTTGGCGCCTTCGACCATGCGGTCGAACATCATGGCCTTCATCATGCTCTCGACGTGGCGTGGGTCGGACAGCCCCTGGAGTTCCTGCCGGGTGTAACCGCCCTTGCTTTCGGCCCATTTGGCAATATCGCGCTGGACGGCGCTGCGGGACGCATCATCGCGCCAGAACTCGTATTTCTCCGACAGCATTTTGTTGCCGGCCTCGACCTGCTGGCTCATGGCACGTTCGTAGGCTTGTTGCTGGAGCTGGGTGAGGCTGCCCAGACGTTGTTGCTCAGCCGTAGCCTGCTGGTAGGCAGCGAATTGCCTGAGATACCCTTGGGGGTCGGTCTCGATGAGCGACGGATCGGGTGGGGCGGCGCCTTGCAGCCGCTCACCGAGCTTTGCGAGTTCCGGCTGGATATGGGGTAGCACGGTGGCGAGTGCCTCGGCCTGCTGCTGCAACTGCTGGCGCTGCTGGGCCAGCTCCTGGGTCTTGCGGGTGTAATCCGCGGCCTGTCCCATGGCGGTGCGGATCTGGGCGGCGGTGACGCGGTGGCCGTCGATCGTATAGACGCCGTCGGGCGCCTCTGCGGCTGGTGCTGCACCATCGATAGGAGCCGGCGCCGCTCCCGGATCCAACCCGAGCGCCTTGGCGATGGTGTCGTAGCTGTCCCTTGGGCTGTCGGTGGGGGTGGCGGGCGCTGCGGGTTTGGACTCTACCGGCGCCGTAAGCTGTCCGGGCGGCCCTGCGGGGGCTGGAGAGGGGTTGAGGCGTGCTGTCGGCTGTCCCTGCCCCTGCGCCTCGCGTGCGGCCTCCTGGCGGCGTCTGGCGAGCAGGCGGCCGGCATCGGAGAGGCTGATGCTCTCCTGCGACGCTGGAGCTGGGGCGTTGACGACGTTGGTGTTGGTGGCCGGTGCTGGTGTGGCCGGCTGGGCTGCTGCGGGTGCTGCCGGGGCAGCAGGCGCGGATGTGCCGCTACTCTCACTCATGGTGCATACTCACTCGAATTTTCGTCCGTCTTGTTCGCGCTGGTTCTGCAGCAGCGCGGTATCCAGGCGTGAGCGCATCTCGGTGGCCAGGTGATCGATCGCGCGCGCCAGGTTGCGGGCGTCCTCGCGCTCACGCGGGTCGGCACCATGCACGGCGGTATTCACAGCGCCCTCGCGAATGAACCCGAGCATGTCCATCAGCTCGCGGTCCTGCAGCAACCTATGCGCTTCGCCGCCGCGGCGCTGGATTTCGTAGCGTTCCTCGCGCGAGAGGTCGCTCACTTCCGGGTTGTGGTCTTGCTGATGGTGGGCAGCTTGGCGGTGCCGCGATCCTTGCCGGCGCCGGCCGCCCCGCCGCTGACCGGCTTGTTCTGGCCCTGCTTGGGCACGGTCTTGGTCGACTGGCTCCCGGATGCGCGTGTGACCATGGTGGTTCTCCCAGCTATGGGTTGCCTGAACTTTTCCTGGAAATATCCAACCGAATCGAAATTACGCTCTTTAGCGATGCGCAGGATGCGCTTTATCTGGCGTCGGGTGTCGGCTGCGCTCATTGCCCTGGTTGCGGCGGTGGGCCGCCCGGCCGCGGCAATGGCGGCCCTCCGGGTCCGAACAGCGATTTCGCCGCCGCATTAGCCGCGATGTTGCCATATGCACTGGGCATCTGCCCCTGCATCAGTGCCTGGCGGGTGGCCATCGCCTGGGCCGGGTTGGTCGAGCCTACGGGCGGCCCCATGGGCTGCTGTGGGCGTGGCGGCGCCATGGATGGCCCAGGGGCTGCTGGCGCCTGCGGAGGCCGTGGTGGCCCCTGTGGCGGCTGGCCAGGCGGGGGGCCTGCTGTGGCTGGCATCTGCGGGCTGGTGGGTGGCGGCAGATTGCCCAGCAGCTGGACGCCCGGCACCTTGCTGGCCATCGCCTGCTGGAACTCTGTCAGGCTCGGCACCGGGGTGCCGAACTGTGCCCCGGCGACCCAGGTCTTGGTCCAGGCGTCCAGCGCGGCCTGGTCCCTCTTCAGGTCATCATCGGTCAGCATCTGCGCCCGCTTGGTCTGTTCCGACGCCCGGTCGTTCTCGAGATCGGCTGCGGTCTTGCCGGCCTGCACCTGGGCGAGGATCAGCGATGGATCGGGCGGTGCCGGTGGTGGCGGCGGCGCCTGGAACCCAGGGGGTAATGCCTTAAAATATGAGCTGACATCGGCAATGTTGGCGGTTTCCAGCATGCGCGACAGCGTATTGCGATATTCCGGCACGCCGACCAGGGGATTGGTCAGCCCCTGTGTCTGCATGATCATTTCCTGCTTGCCGGCGATCTGGGCGAGCATCGCCAGCCGTTCCATCGGCATGCCCTTGCCGCCGACATTGACCGAGGTCTGCCACATGACGCCGAGCGCACGCGGATCGATCGGCACCCATTGCCCTCTAATCCTGTACACATTCGGTCGGTCCTGATGCCGCGCCATCATTCTCAACAAGCCCGAATACAGCGGCGCCAATCCGGTTTCCGCTAACGTCCTCGCCATCATGTCGAGCCGATCCTGCGCTGCGCTGGTCTGTGCCGACACGGCCACCGGGGCCGTGCTCTGCAGCTCATCCACGGTGAGCCCCTGGCTCGCCCGGGTAATCCCTGTCCGGCTCTCCCTGATCGCCTCCAGCGCCTGCATCATGCCGAGCGCTGCCTCGCCCGTGTAGGGCTTCACCAGCTCGGTGACGGCGCCCGCCTGGGTGGTGCGGATGATGCTGCCGATCGCCGTTTGGCGGGCGTCCGCGAGGTTGACCTGCCCCAGCGTCACCACCGTCCGCGGGAACATGCTCTGCGCCAGGCTGTCGAGTGTCGCGCGCATCACCCGGCTTTCCACCCGCTGCAGGTCCATGACCATGTCGGCCTGCGAATAGCCGATCAGCCGCCCGGGTTCCCGGTATGGCGTGAAACAAGCCAGCGGGATCTCATCCACCCGCTCCCACTCGATCAGCTTGGTGGCGTTGCCTAGCATGTGGACATGCAGCAGCTCGGCCTTGTGGTCATTGTCCGCGTCGCACCTGATCCAGCCCTCGGCATATCTACAGATGCCCATACTACGGTCACCAGGTGGTGCTGGCTTGATGTTGTGCCCTTGGGCGGGGTTGCGGGCGATCATCTCGCGGCGTTGTTGCGGCCGCATCATGGTGTCGCAGTAGGCCAGGATCTTGTCTTCCGGCAGACCCATCTCGATCAGGTCGCTGGCCGGCACATCGCGCACGTGAAAAATACCACGAGCGCCGTCGACAGTATCGGCGTCGGCCACCACCCAGACGCACTCGGCGGGCACTGCCTCGACAACCGGCCAGTTCTGCTGCGCGGTGCGGGTGATGGTCGCCGCCCACATCTCCGCGGCGCCGCCGCTTTGTAGATAC